AATTCAGCGATGATGCAGAATCCGACACTCGCATCATCGCGTACACCAATGACCGGGTGCAGTATTACAACCAGGCGATTCATCACCGACTGCACGGAAACACGGACACGCGGTTTGTGGCCGGTGAGCGAGTGATTGTGCATCGGCAATCCATTGTAGAGTGCCGAATAAACAATTGGATTTTTGAGCCGGATCGACTGATTACGTCTGATGAGCTACGGGTTCAATCCGTTTCTAAAAAAAACCATCCTCTTTATCCGTCGATTCCCGCCGAACAATTGCTATTAGAGCGTGATGGGAGGGTGTATCGAGCCTGGGTGGCTCAGGACGAACTGGAGCTGAATCGGCAAATCAGCGATTGCTTTGCGCAATTTCGAGATTTTAAATCAAAGGCGATGCAGGCCATGACCCCGGATGAGCAGCAGAACTACAAGCAGCAATCCACCGATTGGTCATCAAAAGGGTGGGCATTACGCCATGCGTTTGCCGATTTACGACACGCTTACGCGATTACTTGCCACAAGTCGCAAGGCTCGACGTTTGATTGCGCGCTGGTGGATTTCACGGATCTGTCAAAAATCAACGATGTGATGCAGTTCAATCGAGCGTTGTACGTTGCGGCCACTCGCTCAAGAGAGTTTCTGGCGATGGTGGTGACCCATTAATTGATTTTGTCCGCGTCTCAATCTGGCCAGAGCGCTCACGCCCTGGCCATTTTTTTTGTTTCTATTGTATAGATATTGTGGTTATGGTATTAGTAGAACACAATATATTGTGTTTTATGAGGCCGCGTACATGCTGAAATACACAGAACACGATCTGGATATCATGGCGCTCACGGTATGGGCTGAAGCGCGCGGCGAATCACTAAAAGGTCAACGCGCGGTCGCCTGGGTCATCCGCAATCGCCTTGAAAGCCCCGGCTGGTGGAGCCGACAAAAAGGCGATGGCATTCCCGATGACACGATTGAAGCGGTCTGTCGCGACCCATGGCAGTTCAGTTGTTGGCTGACCAGCGACCCGCAATCCCATGTCATTAAAAACCCGGACACGCTGAGAATTACAGCGGTTCGGGAAATCAGGAAACTCTGCACAGCAGTGCTTTCTGAAAGTCGCGATGATGACCCGTCGCTGGGCTCTGACCATTACTGCACGGTCGCAGTTATTCCTAAAACCCGATGGGCAAAAGACAGAACGCCGGTTGTTGTTATCGGGCGTCACGCTTTCTTCCGAATCGGATTAGACGGCAATGGCTGACTTAACCGGAATTGGCGCGCTTGCCGATTTAGCAAATGGCATCATCGGTCGCATTTGGCCCGACGCGACCGAAAGCGATAAGCAGAAAATGACAATGGCGCTTGCTGAGTTGGACGCTCAGAAAACGCTCTTGCAAGGCCAGCTCTCAACGAACGCAGTAGAAGCCGCGAACCCGTCACTCTTCGTGTCAGGATGGCGTCCGGCAGTTGGATGGATATGTGTATTAATATTGTTGTATCAATACATTATCTATCCGCTATTACTGTGGATCATTGTTTTTTATCCTTCATTGAGTCCGCCAACTCCGGTTGTTTCAGAGGTAATCTGGCAGCTTCTTTTTGGACTATTGGGATTAGCTGGGCTGCGGACAGCTGAGAAAGTGAAAGGCGTCGCTAGAAAATGAGTGAACCCATCTCTGAACGCCGGATTCGCAGTGATGATATGTCGCTGATTCTCGGAAAAATCAGCGCGGTTGTTGATACGCTGCATATTCACACGACCGATATTGCGGTATTAAAAACACGGATGGATGGCAATGATAGCGATATCAAAAAGCTGGAGAGTCACGTTTCAGCGATGTTTGAGCGGCTGACTCAGCACATGATGGAAGAGGAAAAAAGCATCCGAAAAATCATGCTGGGGATTGGAACGCTGATCTTTTCGGGGATCGGCGCGATTCTGTGGGATATTTTCAAATCGCGAGTGGGAATGTGATGGGCGACCCGCATTGGTGGAATTGTCTGCATTTCGCTTTTGCGCGATGGATTAGACGTGGCGGCTATTTCATTATGCGCTGGTCGAAAAACAAAAAAGGGATTCCGCATTTTCTACACGCAGATGATGGGGATCTCGATCACGTAGATTCAATACGGCATTATTGCCCTGAGAATCCTAATAAGAATCCGTGGGCAATATGGAAAGCGCTGCGCTTTAGTGGTCGCGTGAAATACTGCGACCGGGCAGAATGTCCAGCCAACGATCATCGGTGTGAAAAGTGTCAGTGGCAGAAAAAAAGCTGACACCAAAGCAGAAAGCGTTCATTGAGCACTACGCCGCTTGTGGGAACGCGACCGAAGCGGCAAGGCTGGCGGGGTATTCAAATGATAAAGCGCGGATTATCGGGTCACAAAACTTAACAAAAATTAACATTCAGGCCGCACTGGGCGCGCTTACGGAATCATCGAAACGGCAGCGGATCGCCACCGCAGTCGAACGGCAAGAGTTTTTAACAACAATGATGCGCGGCGAAATCGAATGCGAGCCAAAAGACCGGATTAAAGCCTGTGAGGTTCTTGGAAAAATGCAGGGCGATTTCATTGACCGACACGAAGTCACTGTAACGAATCCGCCGAATATTGAGGTTGTTGTTGTCTATGCCAAGCCCTCCGAAAAAGACTAAAGCCCGACTTGAGATAGCGCCTGCTTTTGAGTACGCGCTTTCTACACCATCCCGCTACAAAGTCTGGTACGGCGGGCGTGGAGGCGCAAAAAGTTGGAGTGTGGCGCGGCTGTTATTGCTGAAAGCATACACGAAAAACGCCAGGATTCTTTGTACTCGCGAGTTGCAGGTTTCTATCTCTGATTCAGTTCATCGCTTGCTGTCTGATCAGATTATTACTCTCGGACTCGCTGATTATTTTGAAGTCACTAAAACATCAATCAAGAGTCACACGGGTAGCGAATTCATTTTCAAAGGGCTTAAGCATAACATTCAAGAAATCAAATCACTGGAGGGGGTCAATATTTGTTGGGTAGAAGAAGCGCATCGGACATCAAAGGAAAGTTGGAATGTGCTCATCCCGACGATTCGCGCTGAAAACAGTGAAATATGGCTGACTTTTAATCCAGATTTAGAGTCCGACGAAACCTACCAACGCTTCGTCATATCGCCACCACCGGGCGCAATCGTAAAACAAGTCAACTTCGATGAGAATCCGTGGTTCTCGGATGCGCTCTTTGCAGAGATGGAATACTGCCGGCGGGTGGACATGGATGCCTATCGGAATATCTGGCTGGGTGAACCGCGTGGAATTTCTGATGCGGTGGTCATGAAAGGGAAATACGTGGTTGACTGTTTTGAAGCGCCGGAAGATGCGCGATTCTTCTACGGCGCTGACTGGGGATTCAGTCAAGATCCAACCGTCTTGGTTCGCTGCTTTATCACGGACAGAACGCTCTATGTGGATTATGAGGCCTGGGGAATCGGCGTTGAAATCGATAAAACGCCAGCGATGTTTGACCGGATTCCTCTGTCACGCCATTGGCCGATACTTGCCGATAGCGCTCGCCCTGAAACGATTAGCGCGATTCGTCGATCCGGGTTCGCTATTTCAGCGGCAAAGAAATGGCCCGGCAGCGTGGAGGATGGCATTGCGTATTTGCGGCAGTTTAAACAGATTATTGTCCATGAACGTTGTATTCATACCCTTCAGGAGATGGGCCTTTATTCCTACAAAGTGGATAAAAACACCGACACGGTATTACCCGACTTAATCGACAAAAACAATCACTGTATTGACGCGCTGCGTTACGCCCTTTCTGAGTATATTCAGTGCGGGATTCCGTTATTCGACGAGGTGCGCTCTATCTCTCGCGAATCAGCCTCTACATCGTCAGGCTGGGGCAGCGTGCCCGGACATGGGACAACCGTAGGATGGTGACATGCTCGACAGACTGAAATCGTTGTTTTTTGCAGCGCAAGATAAAGTTGCTGCGACGGGAGATGAAATCGCCTCAATTGGCGGCAATCGTGACATCACTCGTGGCTATGTGCAGCCGAATCAGACACTGGAACCGCAGGACACAATACTGCGGACGAAGAGCTACCAAGGGCTGGGTGGCTACGACCTATTCCAAGACCTGCTCACCGATTGTTCGGTCTTTTCGGCACTGCAACAGCGGCGCTTGGCCGTCATCTCGGCGGAAACCGAAGTCATCCCCGGCGGGACAAAGCGCATCGATAAGAGCACTGCGGCCTTCGTCGAAGAACTCTTGCAGCATATCAAATGGGACCGAACCTGTGAAAAGATGCACTACGGTCTGTTCTACGGGTTCGCCGTCGCTGAATGCCTATATGGCACCGATGGCAACACCGTCACGCTGGACGCAATAAAGACGCGCGACCGCCGCCGTTTCGCGTTCGACGGTGAACAGCGCCTGCGGCTGAAAACCATGGCCGACATGGAACCGGGTGAAATGCTGCCCGATAACAAGTTCTGGACGTTCAATTCGGGCACCGACCACGACGACGACCCTTACGGCATTGGCCTGGCTCATTGGCTCTATTGGCCAGTGCTGTTCAAGCGTTCCGGCGTCAAGTTTTGGCTGACCAGCGCTGAGAAATTCGGCGCTCCGACGGCGGTCGGTTGGTTCCCGGTGGGCACATCAAAGCCCGATCAGGACAAGCTGCTTTCGACGTTGGGCGCGATTCAGCGCGACGCGGCGATCATCATGCCGGAAGGCATGCGCGCTGAATTACTCGAAGCGAAGCGAAGCGCCGGCGGTGATTACGCGGAACTGTGTGCAGCGATGGATACCGCGATTAGCAAAATCATCCTCAGCCAGATGGCCCCTGCCGATTCGACCGCCAGCAAGCTCAATGTCAGCGCCGAAGAGCCGCCCACCTGGCAGCGCCTCATCAAAGCCGACGCCGATTTACTCTGTGAATCGTTCAACGATGGGCCGATTCGCTGGCTCTGTGACTGGAATTTTCCGGGCGCTGCATACCCCAAAGTTTGGCGGCGAACGGAACCGGGCGCTGACCTCGCGCAACGCAGCGAGATTGAGCGGCGCATTTTCGATATCGGCTACCGCCCGACGCTGAAGCAGATACAGGATACCTATGATGGCGAGTGGGAGGCAGTTGCGTCTACTGCTCCGCAACTCGATACGAAAAAACAGCAAAATACGCAACCAGAATTTTCCGATCCCCTAGAAACAGCACCGACCGATCCAATGGTCGAGCGACTCGGACAGGAAGCCGAGCCGCTGTTGCAAAATTTGCTGGAACCGGTGCGCGCTGCACTCGATAGCAGCGCCGATCTGATGGATTTTCGCGAACGGCTGCTGACTCTGTTTCCCGACTTGAACGCTTCCGACTTTGCCACACTGATGGGGCAAGCGCTGGCGGTCGCGGATGCAGCAGGAAGGTGGGAGGTATCCAGTGAAGCCCAGTAAGCCCAGCAACCACAGCAACCACAGCAACCCCAAGAACGAGCTTTTTTGTAGCGCCTGCAGCCAGTGGAAGCCGAAAGCACTGATAGTCTCAGCGCGGTATTTCAATCAGAACCGGCAAGTACGCTACACCTGTTCGTCCTGCAACGCGACGATTGAACGGCGCAAGCACGAAAGCG